AAACCGCTTCACCATGTCTGCTTCTGTTGCGTACATAGATCACCTTACTTGGCTGCATCAGCACCCTGTTCAGCTGGTTTGTCACTGGTCTTAGACTTAGACGCTGGCTTGGCCTTTTCAAGCTCAGCCACTTTTGCCTTAAGTTCAGCAATTTCCTGCTCAGCCTTGGCTTTATCAGCAGCAGCTGTCTGATTGGCTTCAATTAAAGTAGTATTTGCTGCTGTCAGCTCTGCATTGGCCTTTTCAAGCTCAGCCAAACGTGCAGCGGCACTATCTGCTTTAGGCTCTTCCGGCTCCTGATATTCTTCAATAGCCCCAGATGCTAAAAGGGCCTGAATACGTTTTGCTTCAAGCCCTTTGATTTCATCACCTGGCATAAAATGCCCGATGGATTGTTTTGCTGTGTACTTCGGCATTTAAGCCTCCTTATAGAGTAATGAAGCCACGGCCACCAACAACGCCGTTTTTGTTAGAAGGAACGACCAGTGGAGCAGATTCAGTCATCAGCATAATGCCGCTTGGATCTTCACAGTACCACTGACGGTCAAAGTACTGCTGAGCCACGCCATTAGCGGTCATGTTCTTAATCTTACAATGGGCCACCGAACCATTAGTATCCGAGATCAGACTGAAATAGTCTTTCTCAATGAAGCGGTTTACCTTACCCTTATGACGGTAGGTCGCATCGTAAACCCAGAACTCCACTCCATCAAAAGTACCTTTCAATGTCGGTTTCTGGCTTACACCGAAGCTCGGTGCAACTGGAACAGAGATCCCTGCATATGGTGTCACAAATTCCTTTTTAAAATCTGCATCATTCCACAAAGCCTGCCACACCAGACCGGACATCAGCGCCATTTTTGCTTCACCACCATCTGCTTCGAGCTGACGTTCCAGCATACGGCGGATATCATCCACTGGCTTGGCACCTGCCTGTCCCCATGCCACAAGTGGCGTGTAATTTAGGGATGCATCACGCTCATAATCAACCAGGTTGTATTCATAATCATCGGAATGCAGCAGATATTTGCCATTTTTCAGAAGATCAATGGCCATCATCAGAACCGAGTTATCAATCGCATCGTGATTGCGTTTCATGACAGCAATTTGAGCAATTACCATCTTTTCCTGTTCAGAGAGCTGCTGGTTACCGGTAGAGATAATCCCCGCAGTACGTAAACGCTCTAACAAGGCAATTTCAAAAGTATCTGCAGCAGTCACCTGATTTTTAGGTTTGTAGTATGCCGGTTTAACATGAGTTACTTTTGCAGACTGAGTAGTTTCAAATGGCTTACCTGGCTGATTCGGTGATACCAGTGGTGCCAGATCATGATCAGCAGAAAGCTCAGCTAGTGGCACATCATCCCGGGTAAACAGTGGACGGTTTGGAAACAGGCGATCCAGCAGCCATGTATCCATCGGACGGTAATTGCTATGAATGAGAGCAAGCTCACCCACATCCAGAAGTTCAAGCGGAGTACCGTCAATATTAAAAGACTGTGGCATGTTAATTACACCTTAGAAAGTTCGATTTTGTTTTTGGTTGCTTTGGCGCGGACAGCATCATATTTCGACTTGTCCAACAACGCTCCATTTAAAGACACGGCCTCAACGTTAAATACGCCGCCGTAATACACCGGAATTTCAATCCCGTCAGCCGCTTTAATGGTTGCTTCGGCTGCGGTAACGTTCTGTCCACAGATCACATCCCAGGATGATTCATCTGCAGCATGAGTCAGTACATTGTCATCTGACAGCGACAGTAGATCGCCGTAATTGTAGGCGGTACCGGCAGTTACCTTGGCATTGGCACGGCGCAGCTTTTCATTGTCTAGTACCAACCGTTGGGAGGTGATGGTTAGCTTTGGAATAGTAATGCTCATGAATTATTTCCCCTTGTTTTGTTCAGCGAAGGCTTTCGCACCTGCTGCGAATTTATGCTCCTGGCTACCACTCTGTCCGCCTTGTCCTTGGCCACCAGTAGCCTGATGATTGAACAGGTAGTTCAGTGCAGGATTTACCCCGGGTGTTTGTGGCTGTTGGCCAGCTGGTGGCTGCTGCCCACCTGCAGAGAACTGTCGAAGCTGCTTTGCAGTAAAGGCAAAGACGGAATCATCCATATTGATATATGCGGTTTTATCATCCGCACTGAATTGTGTTTTAAGCTCTGTTTCTAAAGCTGCAATCTCATCAGCACGTTTCTGGGCTTTAAACTGTTTCAGCTCCTCCAGCGCATCATCGCGCTCCTTTTCTGCCTGCTGTTTGGCCTGTTGTGCTTTTTCTAGTTCGGTCACGTCTGTGTCCTCTTCTGGTGGTTGATTAGAATTAGGTTTACCTGAGAAGGCATTGATTGAGGTATTACGATCAGCGCCAGTTGTGCAGATCGTGAACTCGCGAATACGATTCTGCCGGAATATGGTAATTGGGCCTTCGAATGTCTGGCCATTTACGACTACAGATTTGCCGTTTGAAACTTCCTCAACAGAACCCGGATCGATATACATAGACATCTGAAAAGGAAAGCCATCATCAGAATCCTGGACAATTTCTTTAGCCTTCGTATTACTTAAGAAATCACCCTCTACTTCAATTTTTCCGGTAGTGTTGACTTGCTTTACAACACCAACTCGGCTTGAACTGAAATGCTCTTCCAGTAAGGCGGTTGGTTGATCAATCTCAATACCCTCAAGATCAAAGACCACACCAGAACGCCCCCAATACCAGTGACCATCTACGCGACCACCAGCATAAGCCACACCTTTAAACTTTCGTTTTTTGTTCTCACCCTCGGGCTGTAAAACTTCAATTCCCGAGGCATTAAATAAGAGCTTGGAACGCTCTTCATTTGGATCTGGCATTTTTTATGCTCCATAAAAAACCGCCCTTTCGGACGGCTTAGTTGTAAGTGTTAATTTTGTCGTCATATTTACCTCAATTTATTAATGCTTTTTCATGCCAATAAAAAACCGCCCATAAAGGGCGGTTTCAGACTATGTAGTTTAAAATTCTAAAAAGTATCGACTGGTACATTAACGATATCATTAGAGCAAGAAACGTTGTTTTTTTTAAAGAATCTTTGTAAATCCTGATAAACGTCTTCAGTCTGTCTATTCACTGTTTGAACTTCTGAATATTTCTCTAATTGAAGATATTTTGATTGAAAAGTAATTAAATCAGAATAAAGCAAACTTATATTACACATATAATCAAGTTCTTCTTGGAGCGTATATTCTCTTTTCTTCCTAAAAGATTTTGACGCCTCTCTATAAGTTGATATAAATTCAACTTTCTTGTTCACTTCATTTAAATATTCTTCTACTTGTACATTTTGTTGATTGGCATATAAAAAACCAGGCATTATTAAAAAAATAAGAAGTATATATTTCATAAACTTATTGTTTCCCTACTAGCCATACAACTTACTTAAAGCGCATGAGAAAAATGATTTAGATCTAGAGCAAATATTATGGAAATGATTGTACATTAAAAAAATCCAATAAAATAAGACTAGGTTAAATTTCTAAATTTTATAGTCAATTTAAATAGCCGGCTCTAGATCCTTAAATAGAATCATTCTTATGAAATAAACTTCAATGTATAAATCACCTGCCCTTCAACCGTTTCAATCGAAACAACTTCAAAAGACAATCCCATCGGTATCAAAACGCCGTTGCCTGCATTCAGTGCTTCCAGATCAATACCTAAACCTTTAGCATTCTCAATCTGAATCACGATGTTCGAGCCAGAACCTGCAAGCAGTAACGGCGCATCCAGTGTAATGACCTTACCTACCTCCAATGATGCAGCGTAGGCTAGTGAAGCTGATCCGGTCACTGTAGTTGCACTATTTGATGCTACTGCCTGTAGTCTGCCTAAACCCTCCTTCAACCAGCGTTTAAGCACTTCCTCAGCCAGAGTGATAGGTGGTTGCTTTAACTGCGCTGTAAGAGCTGAATCATTGCCCTGTACATAATCCAAGAAAGTACGAATCGCACTAGGTCGAATGCTTGGATCAAGTGGAATCACTGTATTGGCCACCACATCAAATAAGTCCCGAGTTTTATCATCCATCGGAGCAAATAAGCTGGCCAGCTTTTTACTTGCCGTCCACTCGGCTTTGATAACTTCCTTCCGCTCCAGCAAAAATGCTTTATCTAGGTCAGAATCAAGGATCTTCTGGTCCACCAGACCAGATAGATCGCCATAGGTCATTGGACTGGTACTCCATCCCATTTCCTCAGCCACCTCCGGTAGCTGATCATCTGGCGTAATACCATATTTTTCTGCCTGCTTTTCAGTTAAAGCAATCACTGTACAGCGACACATAAAGCCCCACGGCGGGTAATACATGAGCCAGAATGGATCATCGATATGACGAATAATCCGGTTCAATGCCAGATGACTTGGACGGACCCGGCTATCATCGATAGCTGAATACATCAGGTATGGTCGTTTGTCTCTATTGCGTTGCTGCTGTTGCCAGCGTCCATGACTATACGCCGTCTGAATATTGGTCCTAAAAACATTCTTGAGATAAGGCTCACTTAGCTTGATCTCATTTTCAGCGACCACTTTCTTAAAGTCCTCAAATGTCGAGCCATCTGCAATGGCCTTGTTTACGGCGGCTATCACAGTCTGGATCTGTTCTATGCTCGATAAAAAACTGACCGTGGTGGCCAGTTGTCGTGTCTTGAGATCCAGAGAGTAAAACTCATCAGGCAATACGATCTTACGAGACCGGGCAAACTGTAAGGCCTCTAAGAATGTGACTGGCTTCATTGATCCTCACTTGCTGTCATATACCCCAGCACATCACCTGCATATAAAGCTCGTTCCAGATTCGCCGTGAACTGCGACTGATTGGCCTCAGGCATAAGCTGCATCAGATGAAAGGCTAGTTCTTCAGGAGTTCCACTCTTCTGCAGAAGCTCATTTACCTGGGCATTATTTAAGAGTTCGATATTGCGCTGTGCATCAGTCAACTCTTCTACTTCCTGCTGTTCAGGTGATAGCTTTCTGGCATTTGCTGCAAAACTAAAGGCTTTATGGGGTAAAGCCTTAAACTGCAGATCGGGTTGGTTCAAGTCAGTTACAGACTTTAAATCACCCTCTTGCAAGCCATACTCACGAATAAAGTAGTCATCCGATAAGTTTGCACCTGCATTTTTCAGGTGAACATCCCGTTCGGCCTGCTCTTTGTTAAGAGGTTTAGCTTCCTCACCCAAGCTCACCTTATGTTCATCCCATCCATTGAGCATGCATAAGGCATCAACTACTGCCTGGATCGTTGGAGTCACTAACCGCATATCAGATTTCAGTTTATCCTGTCGCACATTTTCATGTACCTGACCAAGAGCGCGACTGCCAGTTCCATCTGTACCACTGGTGAGTGTCTGTCCCAATATAACCTTTTGAATTTGCCGAATTAGAACGCTATTAAACATATCGAATGATGAGCCGGCTGTTCCATTTGCTCCGGCAGTCAGAACACTTACATCATCGTCCTTATCAATTGCGAGAACACTTTGAGCATGAGCATTAAGCAAAGCTTTAGCCATATCTTCTGTGCCAGTTGTATCCACCTTGCCGAGAAGTATGGGTGTACCAAAACGCTCAAGGAACTTGGCCCAGAATTTAAAGCCATTCTGTTTAAAGAAATAAAGCCAATATAGTGTGGCTAACAGTGCTTTTCCATAGGGTTGCTCATAAGTGGCTTTACGGCGTGTCAGAAAGAACTTTATCTTTTGATCAATTTCTTCTTCTCGACCGTAACCGTCTTGCCGGTAGATTAATCGTCCATCATTTTTTGGTTCAAACCATTGCATGGGTTTTTCACCAATCCATTGCAGTCCCACATACCCTTCAGGCTTAAGCTCATATACGGCTTCCTGTACGGAGTAACCAAATAACAAGGCGTTTAGTGCAGCAGATGCAATTTCAAAATACCATTCTTTTAGTTCGATATTCAGTAGCGCTGCAACAGGAGTATCACTTGGTTCAATCCGAAATGGTGTAGCAAGCAATGCATCAATACGCGTCTCTATTGCTTGGGCAATTTCGTCATCATCCAGCATAATTTTCAGTCTATGCCGGGCTATACCCGCTTTACGTAAAACCTCATCCGTATCTGGCTGTCGGCCAAAGTTAGAGAGAAATTGCGTAACTGCTTCTTGTGTATATAAGTTGCCATAAGACAAAGCCTTTTTAGCTGCTTTGCCTTTTTTAGACTTTGCCATAGGTTTTCCTTACGAGAATGTTCGACTTCCTGCTGTAGCAGGTTTAGCTTTACGCCTACCCTTAGATATTTTTTCCAGGGCATAACGGATTGAATCGATGTAGTGGTTATAGGCATCAATGATGATCGGTAACCATTCATCCGTTAA